CTCCAATATAGTTATCAATATTAAAATCACCAAATGCTTTTAAGATATCCATATTCAACTCCTTAATTGGAGAGAAGAATAATCCCAAACGATTTGAATCTATTGGAGCTCTATCAAATGATTTTTGAGTTGCTCTAGTTTTATAAGAAAGGTCACCTATTAAAGTTTGTTCTTCAAAACGAATCTTATTAGAAACATTAAATCCTAAAGATGGAACATTTGCTGTTACAGTTCTATCATATGGAATGTATTGATATGGATATGTTGGAGCTGAATAAAAATTACTAGCAGTTGCAAATCCAGTATCACCAACATATGATGTATCTATTGAAACGTTTTTAATGAATGGGTCTAATACTCTATCTTTTGGATATTCAAAATCCAAACGGAATATCAAATCTTTAGTTGATGAATCAAAATCATTTCCATTGATTGCGTCTGGGAATAGTGTATGGTTTTCAAATTTACTTCTTTGTAAAGGTACAGTCCATAAACGGAACTCATCTAAATTACCAGAATATCCATTACCACCAACCTCAATATAATTGCCATCTTCCCATTGTGAATCATCCGTTAATATAGACATACTCACAAATGCAGTTTGTCTAGTACCATTTGAAGTACCCAACCAAACCTCATATAAAGATGTTGCCCCACCATAATTGTATCTATTGATTGCAACATTTGAATAATTTTCAATAGATAGTGGAAATCCTAAACTTCCTGTTTTTAAATCAGGACCATAAGCGTATGGATAGTTACTAGCCGTATCGAAATAATATGTTGATACAGATGCACTTATAAATGGTTCATTAACATAAGTACTTGTAGATGAATCGCCACCAAAATTTAATTCTAATTTAGCAAAAGAACCAGTGGTTTGTACTAAATCTAAATTCCATTGGCTTGCTGATATTAATCTTTGTGGTGTTGATGTAATAGATGCAGGTAATATCCTAAACTCAATACAATTAGGATAATCTCCAGTTTTTGTTTGTTTCCAATCAACTCGTACTGATGAATCAGTATCCAATACAATTGCTGCTGTTCTATCATCAAACGTAAATTTACTAACCCCACCTCTAGTTGGATCTTGAGGTCCACCAAATTCCATTATAGTCAACATAGATTGTGGTACACCATAACAAGCCATTACAGCTTTAAGTGCTCTAGCAGTACCCTTATGTTTTAATAGATATGGTAAGTTATTTAAGATTCTTCTCCACACTTCATAGTTTGCATCTTGCAAGCTTCTTCCATATTTTTGATATCCATCTTGCGTTGTACCAAACATATATTCCCAAAGTAATTGAGAATTAAATGCTCTTTTTTCAGTCCAACCCATTGAATTTAACATAGAACTAACTAATGAATCAGGAACTCCCAATTCTTCTTTATGTTCTACGTTTTTAGATTTTTTTATTCCATTTATATAGACCCATAGAATATCAAAATGCTGGCCAATCATATCTAAGAATAAAATAAAATCAGCGTTATCGTAATCTTCGGTTATATAAGCTGGAAGATTATTACGCATTGCATATGAATTATACTTATCAAATTCTTCTGAATCAGCCAATGCAGTTTCATACCAACTAACAACCAATGGACTTGTAATAGGTCTTAAAATTCTATAAGTTAATTGGGTTGTTGGATTAAAATAATCTTCCTTTGGATATGCTAATGTATTTTCTGATTTAAATAAGAATTTTTCAAATCCATCAAATGTTTTTATTAAATTACTTATTTTTTCAGCAATTCCATTTGCTTCAATTAATGCATATGGTGCAGGAATTACTTGAGGTACTTCAAATTGTAATTGTAAAATTGGGTCTATTTGTTCACCAATTAATATTTCATTACCTTCAATTTCAGGAGTACCATCTCCGCCAGTATCTTCAGTTAATAAATAACCGATTGGAAATGTTGTTTGTGTTAAACTTAAATATTTTGATTGATACTCTTGTAATATATTTATTTTATAATAAAAGTTTTTCAATCTTTCAGCACCAGAGCCAAAGTGTACAAATTGGTCAAATGTATATGAAGAACCACTAACATACTGAATATTTAATTTTTCAGTATCAATATTATTTTGAGATGTTATCTTATTTAAGATATCATTTGATGTAGTAGACCCACTTGCTATTAAATCATCAAATATTTTAAAAGCAGTTCCGTTATCAGGATCTAATAAAAAATTAGGTCCTTTTAGTGGTGCACAATAGCTTGTATCAACACCACTAATTGTTATAGTTTCAACTATTGGGTCAGCTTGTAATTTAGAAATCCAAACTTGTTGATTTGGTTGTACAGTTGTTTCTAATGGTTCGTATAATTTTAATATAAGTGAATCATTATCACCAGTCCAAGTTGTAATTACTTTATTATCACCATTACCAATATGTAATAAGTGTGTTAAATATTTTGATGTTTCATCTGCAAAAATACCTTTATCAAATTGTGCAATAAATCCTTCTGCAATTCTACTAATAGCAACATCTCTAGGAATAGTTAAATCACCTTTATCAAATTGAATTGTGATTATTTCTTTTTTACCAATTACAGTCTGTCTTCCACTTACGTTATATGGAACTAATATTAATTGTAAATTAATTATATCTTGGTCTTCTGAAACATTAGTCCCAGCATTTATTAATAATTGTTTAAAATTAAATGTATGCGTTCCATTTTTTGGTAGTTGTGCAAAATTAGAATTACTACTACCAGCATACACCTTAACATAATCAGTATCAATTGAATCAAATGATATTTTAAAATCAACATCAGTACCTACATAATCAGGTCCTCTTAATACAGAAGGATATTGTATATTTCTAATATCAGGAACACCAACCCATATATCATCAACAGCTACTAATGATGTTTCTATTAAATCACCATCACCATCTGCGTTTGTTGGAACTAATTTTATTGTATATTTTCCAATTACATCAAATGTTTTTGATGGTATTATTATTATGCTAGTTTCACCACTAACATTAAATTCATATTTTTTATCCTTTACATATGCAGTTACTTTTGTAGTATTTCCAAAAAGATTCAATCCAATTGGAACTGCTGCATCTGAATTAATATTATATTGTGTAAAGTCTTGAGATGCTAATTGTGCTGGATTTGAGAAACTTATTACAGGAACCGTAGCTTGTATTATTGCAAAATTTTCACTAGTAATACTAATATTTAAATTTCTATCAAAATTTACAAGTGTAGATATACTTTCTAAAGCGGAAGTTGCTTCTAATGTTTGTGTTTTTATACCATCACCACTAACTACTATTTTAGTAATTCTATATGAACTTATATTAGTTGTTTGTATTGAATATGATAGTTCAGAATCTGCACTATCTTCAATTTCAGTAACTCCATTAGTTAAAGTTAATGTTTCAACTCCAGCTAATTCTTTTTTATTTTTTATAAAAGTAACAGAATTATTTGGCCCATCTATTGCTACATTTAATTTAATTTTTGGAACAACTGGGTCAGTTGGGTTTTGCTCATCTGGTATAGCTACATTTTGTTGTAATGTAAACTCAATAGATTTATCTTGAGAATCTACATCATAACTAAAATCATTTTGAAGTACATCTCCTAAAAATTTTCTTACTCTAAATGTGTATGCTGGCGTTGTTGAATAAACGCTTTTATAAGTGTCAGGATCATATGTATATAAATTATTAGTATCAGATGTATAATTTGGAAGACCCCTAGTACTATAAGCTACTAAACTATCATATGGGTTTATGTTTAAAGCTATGTATGGTACATAATATTTTGGATTTTCTACAACATCTATTATGAATTTTTCATTTGATGAATATCCTTCTTTTTGTACAGTAATAGTTTTAGCTCCATTAGTCAATAAATCACTTAGAGAAACTGAAAGTCCGTAGCTCGTAGTTTGATATATTGGCGTATCGTTTACATAAATACTTGATTCAGTATTCGATTTAATGTAAAGTATATTTTTATTATCAGTATTAGCTACATTTGGCGTATCTACAATTGGTATAAATCCGGCAGTACTTCCTCCACCGCCACCATATGAAATACCAACACCAGACCCACCACCTACACCAACACCCCTTTCAGTATCAAGCGCATTTAGTTGCTGAGATTCACTTACCCCAAAGCCACTATCAAAAATATTTTCATCGTTTGCTACTGCCATTTTGTTACTTTATAAGTATTTTTATATTATTGAAATTCGATTCGTTCTCTACCCATACCACCATCTGCCAAATTCTGTCTATCCAATGTATCGTATTCTCGATAGATGCTACCACCTCCGCCGCCTCCACCACCGCTTGATGGTGGTACATATGGTGGTTCTTCTATTGGTGTAACTATTTCAATTGGAGCCGGTGAAGGTTCTACTTTAATTTTTTCTGGTGGAGTTGGAGTTGGAATTTGTTTTTTAATTTCTTCTTCCAACTTCAACTCCATACTAGTCAATATTGGTTTTATTACTTCTGCCATTTGTAGTACAGGACTACTTGTATCTATTGTATTATTAGAATCAATTCTTTGTAATACTTTACCAACAATATCAACACTATCATCCAATCCAGCATCATAAGTAGCTTCTTTCTTAACATCAGGTTTTGATAGATAAAAATCAATACACATAATTAATATCCTTTTACAAATACTTTCTATTTCATTTACTGATAATTCTATTACGGGTCTTTCGGTTTTTGGTTTACCATATTTAACATCTCTAATATCAGATATTCTATTTGTAAATTCATAAAAAGATGCTTCAACAAATTTTTCAAATACTCTAGTTGAAAATGTATCAAAATCTTTTATTTTAAATTCAGAAACCATTTTATCTAACCACTTAGTTGAATACTTTGATTTTAAAAAATTATCAATTACAGTTGGATTTACTTTCTCAATAAAATTAAATGCTAAATTTATAGTATCATCTCTGAATTCACCATTGTTTATAAATAAATCAAATCGTTTTTTAAGTTCTGGATTTAATTGTAATCCTTTTTTTAATGGTAATAATCTAACCTCTGTACGTGATGGTGATATTTCTGCTATCCACAAACTATCCGCCGGAGCTTCACTACCTACTCTTTTGTTAAGTAATGTTATTTGTGTTTTAAATATACCATTATCATATCCAGCTTCTCTTAAAAGTCTTTCAACATCTATAAAATATTCAGTTGGAAATTGATTTTTCTTAAGTACAGTTCCTTCAGCTATTAAAAAATAATCTTTAATATTTGCAGTTGTTATTGGAACATATCTAACTAATTCATCATTTATTTGTGGTAATTGATTATCGTTTAAGTCATATACAATAAACTCAATAGCATCTTTTTCACCAAATCCAAAGAAGGACTCGAGGTTACCTTCTTCAAATATTTTTCTATCGTTTGAAGATATTCTATACCCCTGATTATTTAATATTTCCTTAAATGTTTTTATTGCCATGACAACTTATTTCTTTTACTCATTTGCTTATCATATACATAGTAACAATATTGTTTTCCTACACTATGAATAAGTTTACCTATCCAATTATCTTTTGGCAATGTACCCACTTCATAAGCCATATGCTCAGTCCAAGGTTTTACCATCATATAAATCCACTTAGTATTTTGTGGTTTAGCTTTCATATACTTAACTACATTTCTAGCCCACATCATATATCCTAATACCAAACGAGGGTCTTTCTCATACATCATCTCACCATAAATTTCATCGGCGTTCCAAATGTGTTGAGGTAAGTAACCCTGATTGTATAATTCGTTACAAATAATTTTCTTCTTCTTAGTAGTTGCGTTTGTAAGTTGTTGATTAGCTGCAATCAATTGTGTTTGGTTAGCATTCAATTGAGTGTTTATCTGATTTATTGTTTGATTAAGATTTACTATCTGCGCTTGTGCCGATGTAAGTTGCTCACCCAATAATGCGTTCTCTTGTAATAAAGAAGTATTTCTTGCACTCAAAGAAACTCTTTGAATAGATTCTGCAGTTGCTTTTTGTATTGAATTTTGTAAACTACCAATACTACTTTCTATTTTTGAATTTGCTTGTAGTGTTTGATTTTGAGATACGGCTAAAAGTAAATCTTTAGAATCCATTTCCACCAAAAGACTTTGAGTTGTTATTTCCAATTCTTTAACTTTTGATGCTAAATTAAGAGTAACACTATTTAATCTTTCAACTTGTAATGTTAAATCTGCTATTAATTGGTTGGCTTGATTATAAGATGTAAGTAATATAGTTGGCGGTAACTCCGGTGCTTCCACTGGTATCAATTCAACTATATTTGTATCTATTGATTTTATAACCTCAACCTCATTATATTTTGGTTTTGTTAATTTACCAGAAACTATACCATCATCCGCAACAGACCCACTAAATACATGGACACCAAATTCATTTTTAGTTTTGATTGCTAATGAACCACTAACTAAAAGCTCTGATATCATGCCTTCATTTCGTAAACCCGTCTTTATTAATCTTTTTATCATTTCTAGTTCTTTGCTATACTAAATGTTATATTATCATCAAAATATTGTGAACCACCATCTTTCTCAACCATAAATTCTATTTTATAAACTCTACCAGCTTCCCAATTGGAAAGATTGAGTTTTATATAGTTACCATCAGCATCACAACTTATTTTAGAATAGTTACCAAATGGAATTATAATATCATTAGATGCAAAATCTCTTATCTGATAGTATGTAGTTTGTGGCAAATACTTTTGAGTGTTGTATGCAAATTGATTTGAAAAAGTTTTCAATGGATACAATTCTCTACCAAATATTCTTATTTTAGGAATACTATTTAGTTTGTATTCTTTTTTCAAATTGTTAATACCAATTTTAATATCTTCTGCAGTTAATGCTGCTAATGAACCAGTTATATAAGATTGGTCATCCCAACCTATTCTAATCTTTGGTTGATATATAGTGTGTGTTTCTTTACTAAAGAATTTAATTACACCATAATCTTCTGTATTGGATTCCACATCAGTTGCGTATTTTAAAATAAACCCATCGTTTGGTATAGAACCACTCATCCAAGATTTTAAAATAGATTTCACATCCATATTAATATCAGATGTTTCATAATTAAATGATTGAGATGCTTCGTATTGTGTCCACCAAGTTCCACCACCACCATTATTCACACTAGCAGTTGTATTTGTTGCGAAGTTATTTTGCAACCATTCTAAGTTAGTATCACCTTCTCTATAATTCCAAGTTACACCCTGCGTTGATATATTATCAAAACGAGTACCAGTACCCATTTGCCAACTACCAGATAGTGCATTTGCATATATTGTATATTCTAATGGAATTTCATTTGTTTCAGTCTCTCTTAAAATTAAAGTTGCATCATTAAATCCAATACTATTATCTGATATTGATTTTGATATGTATCCTACTTCAAATTTTACCAAAGCATGAGATACATCTTTTATGTTCCCATAATATATTTTACTTATTTCTATAATTTCATCAAGCCCAGTATTTTGATTGGGTTGTTGAAGATAAAGCGTTGCATCTTTTGATGCTGTTAAAAAGTAGTATCCCATTATTTTGCCCTTCCTTTTATGTCCGAATCCGGATATTTAATTTCAAAAATAGATGGGTCTAAAGATGGATATACAATCTTAGCTTTAGTTGCCGCTTCTATATTGTATGAATTCGGTGCGTATTTACCCCCACACTTATTCACTATTGATAAACTTGGAACAGATGAAACTCCTTCTATATTTGCTATTAATAATTCAACCTCACTCAAATTTATGGTTTGATTAAATTGCCAATTATCAATGTTAAAATAATCTTTTAATTCAGAAATACATTTTGCTAATACTTCACTCTTATTATAATTTTGGTAAACTGATATTTCAAAATCAATACCTATGTTTATAATAAATCCATCGTTAATATTAATACCATCAGTTAATAATCTATACTCATTTAAATAAGTCTTTACATTTTCTTTAACACCTCTAGTAAGTGGTACTAATCTTCCAAATAAGTCATATCCTAACAAATACAAATTAATTGCAAATGGGTTATTCTTTTCATTTTCGTTTGAAGTCTTTCCAATTAAATATTGTGTAATATCTTCTTTTATAGATTGTTCAGATGGTTCTTCGCTATCAGGCATATTAACAAAGTTCATTACCAAATCAGTAAATTCTTGCAAATTGTTAGGTGATGCTAATATAGATGCTGGCGAGTTATTATCTATTGTACCATCAGCTACAGCGTAAGCTTTTGCAACTGCTCCAAATTTTGCAGGCATAGATAAAACTCTTACCTGATAATCTTTTGCAGTTACTGCTCTATTTTGTGAACCAAAGTTTGCTAAAGCGTTTTGTCTAATTTCTTCAACAGTCTCACCACCTCTACCACCTGCAGCAGTAACTTCATTATCAATAGCTACAGAGTTTTTTGTTGCTTCGTAAATTGCTCTTTCACTATCACTCAATGCTTGAGTATCTTCTTCAAATTCTATTTTAGTAATTCTAGTCAATTGACCTGTTGCTACATTTGATTTAACACCACCACCTACTAAATATCTAACAGTCATTGTTGTACTTGCCGGTGATGTACCATATGTTTTTGTTTTTAAAAAATTTGTTGGGTCAAATGATTCATCTAATCTACTAATAGAGTTTGGTAATCCCAATCCAACATTTTTAAGATTTGGAATTAATTGTTCATCAGATGCAGTTGGGTCACCGGCTCCAAATTGAATTACAGTTCTACTTTCCTCATCTACCTTTGCAACAAATCTTCTTGGAGTTTTTATTGTTTTTAAAATATATGGTACAGTTGTTTTAAATTGATATAAATCAGCATCATTCACTTCTGTGTTTGGTACATCTATAAAAACCATTTCTTGTGCTAAATATGGTACTTCATACCATTTATTATTACCACTATCTCTGCAATCATATATTTGAATAACATTAGTTTCATCCAATACTATTTTTTGAAATGGAGAATATGAATCAAATGTAACTGATGTTTCTACCAACTCCGCAGATATTGCTTGTACATATTTTTTAATTAAATAAAAACTTGGTTCTCCTGTTGCAGAATCTCTTTGATAAACACTAATCTCTCTACCAGCTGCATCAGAAAAATCAATAGCGTCTGTTGTTCTGAATACTATACCATCTTTTGTTGATGTAGATTGTAATCCTTCTTTAATTCTTAAAAAATATTTTGTATCCGGTAAATTATTTACTCCAGTTCCAATTGATGGAACTAATTGATAAACCGATAGTGTTGTAATTGCTGGCGATGATACTTTTGGTTTGTATCCCAAATATTGTGATAATGCTAATACACTTTTTATATCTTCAGCATATACCATTAATGATTCTTTTAAAGTATCATCAATATAATAAGATAATGAATCACCTATATACGATGCCATTTCTATAAACATCATACCAGGAGAAGATTCATTAAAATCGGAATATGTTTTTGGGAAATAGCTTTTTGCAAACTCTACTAGATTATTTCTAAATCCAACAAAGTCCTTATCAAGATATTTTATATCTTTTCCTTTATTTTTAAAATTTTTATTTGTTACAGTTATTCCCATTTTTATTTTATTAAGCTGCTATTGTGAAAGATACAGTGTTTAAATCAGGTTGATTTAATAATCCAAATGTTACCGATACATTTATTAAATTATTATCTCTATTGTTATTTGTACTTTCTACATCTATTTGTTCAATTGTAACATATGGTAACCATTGTTCTAATGCGTTTGTTATAGCATCTTCAATTTTACCTGGCAAAGTATCATCATTAAAATCAAATAATAATTCTTGCAGTCCACTACCAAATGCGGGTTGCATTACTCTTTCACCTCTTTTGGTTAATAGTAAATTTTTTACATTTGATTTTATTTGCTCATTAGTTGTAAAAGTTTGATTGAACGCAGTATTACCAATTTGGATTGGTAATGATATACCTATCGCATAATCTTCATACTTTTTAGTATCTTGTACTAATTTTTGTCCTAATACAACTGCCATTATTTCTTTTTAAATCTTTTAACCAATTCTGAATAATCTCTATTCAATGCTTTATCTAATTCAGGCACTCCAGTGTTTACACCCAACCCAGTTGGAGAAGGTCCTTTTGCTAAATCACCATACCCCATTTTTTCAGCTATTGCAGTTCTACCAACAATTGAACCCATATCACCTTGTCCAAAATTCATTGTTCTGAACCCACCATCACCAGTTGTAGGTGTCATTGCGGTTTCATTTAGAATTTGGTTAATCATTGGGTTTTTGCTAAATTGCTTTGTAGGTACTACCTTTGGTGCTACTGATTCTTGAATGGTTTCATCTTCCATCATAGCTTTAGCCATTGATAATCCAGTATTTTTAGGTTGTACTGGTTGTTTACCTTCACTTAATAATCGTTTTACTTCCTTTTGTACGGATTCTTTGATTAACGCAGGTAATTGCTCCTTCAATTCCTCTTTTATAAGGATTTGTATAGCTTTTAATAATTTATCTGTGTTCATATATTGTTTGTTATGTTTATAAATATTTCAATTAAGTATTTTTAAGATTTAACTTAAAAAGGATATATTTCTATTCGTAAATAGAAACGTGCATAGGGTCATTACGGCTCAACCATGTCATTCCTTGTGATTTGAATATTGCAGCCACCCTTTGAAATCCTTTATCAAAATCATTAAGTGGTCTAACCTTAGTAGTACCACTATAAATGCCATCATCTTTAAAATTGTACCCATATGGATATACAGATGTATTCATATCTATCGCAGTTCCCCAAGCGTGATTGGAAAATCTACTACCACAGGTTACGTTTCTAACAGCAAGTCCGCCTGCGCAATTTTCAATATATTTTTCTAATCCTTGTGCTTTTATTTTTTCTATTGCGGGTTTTACAATTGCTGCTAAATGTTTATGTACCATTATTTTCTTACCGCCATTCTTTGTTGGAAATATAATTTCCGTGCAATTAACTTTCAAATATTCATTATTAACCTTATACCAATATCTAGGACATTTTCCCTTTTCGGTTGTTTGAACTTCGAAATTGCCCGGAGTACCCTTTGCTGGCCAATGTCCGCTTCCACATTTCTTAAATAAAGCTTCATCTCCTTTACCAGCTAATTGCGGTTTTGGTTTATCAGGTTGGCCATCACCAGCTCCACTACCAGCAGCAGTACTTGTACCACTTGCGCCGCTAGTACCTGTTACTGATACAGGTCCAGACCCAAAATCAAGACTCCCACTTTCACCAAGCGGTGGGTCTTCTCCTAATACTACACCATCATCGCCAGAGTTATTAACCTCCTCATTGTATTCCTTAATTGAGTTGAACGCTTCATCTGAAGTAACTTCACTATTATTTGCCATAGCATCTTCTTCACTTTCAAATTGAGCTTCATATGCAGCTTGACTTGCAGGATATTCTTCGTTTATATCTCTTTCAACCGCAGCTGCTTCTTCGGCATCAACACCACCCAATGTAACACTCGGTTTTGCAGGAGTAACCACATACCCAGTCCAATTTATTATACCAGGTCCGGGAGTTCCAATTGGTGGGTACAATGATACTGTATTTATAATACCACTTACAGTAGATAAATGTAATGTGGCATATGATATAAAATCATCTACTATAAGACCTGCGTTTTTTGTTGGTGGTATTACTGACATATTATAATTATTTATTCATATATGGAAACGTGCATAGGGTCATTACGACTTAGCCATGTCATTCCTTGTGATTTGAATATTGCAGCTACCCTTTGAAATCCTTTGTCAAAATCATTTAAATCTCTAACTTTCGTTTTGCCGCTATATATCCCATCATCTTTAAAATTATATCCATATGGATATACAGAAGTGTTCATATCTATTGCAGTTCCCCAAGCGTGGTTTGAGAATCTACTTCCACAAGTTACGTTTCTAACTGCTAAACCACCTGCGCAATTTTCAATATATTTTTCTAAACCTTGCGCTTTTATCTTATCAATAGCTGGTTTTACAATTGCTGCTAAGTGCTTATGAACCATTATTTTTTTACCACCATTCTTTGTTGGAAATATAATTTCAGTACAATTAACTTTTAGATATTCACTATTAACTTTATACCAATATCTAGGACACTTTCCTTTCTCAGTTGTTTGTACTTCAAAACTACCAGGTGAACCTTTTGCTGGCCAATGTCCGCTTCCACATTTTTTAAATAAAGCCTCATCACCTTTACCAGCTAATTGTGGTTTTGCTTTATCGGGCCCAGCACTACCCCCTCCACCATCACCGCTTGTACCACTAGTACCTGTTACCGATACAGGTCCCGTACCAAAATCAAGACTCCCACTTTCTCCAAGTGGTGGGTCTTCTCCTAATACTACACCATCATCGGATGAATTATTAACTTCTTCATTATATTCTTTAATTGAATTAAAAGCTTCCTCCGAAGTAACTTGGCTATTATTTGCCATAGCATCTTCTTCACTTTCAAATTGAGCTTCGTAAATCGCCTGATTTGCTGGGTATTCTTCGTTAATATCCCTATCTACTGCCGCTGCTTCATCTGCATCAACTGAATCTTGTGTTGGTACTGATGGTGATGCTATTGGTGGAGTCCATTGACCCGGATTAACTACTATATTAGTTACAACAGAAATATTTGAAGTTGCTCCGGTTGCTGGTATTATTGGTGTTGGAAAATTATTCATAGTTGCACCACTCCAATATGCAATAACGCCTTTGCCCATCTCACCAACTAAATCATATGGTGCAGTTGATGTTTGTCCTTTTAATAAAGCTGCTTTAAATAATTGAGTCATAGCTTCAACATTTCCCCTTTGTAAAGATATTTGATGAAGTGAATCTTTTCCTCTTTTAATTGCAGCATCATATTCATTAGCATACGTTTTTGCTACAGTATCAATATCTGCAATACTTTCCGGACTATTGGAAAGTTGTAATATATTATCTTTAAATGTTTGCCAAGACATAATTAATTTTTTTAAACATCTAAATTGGTATCTATATGTTCTTGAAGTGTGTTAATAGCTCTATCAGGATATATATTTGTAAAAGAAGTACCAGTTATAAATCCTGTTTTATTTTGATTTTTGTATGCACTTGTTATATAAAATCCTTTTTTGTTTCGTTCAATATACAAATAGAATTTTTTACCCGTATCTAAACCTTCATATGTTTCTACGAATTTTTGAGGTTCAGTTAAATCAGGATCACCTATTGTTTCGTTTGATTTTGCAATAGCTGCTTTAGCTGCGTCTTGAGTAGGTTTTGCATCCTTCTCAGCAATTTCTGTTGTTTTATTAATTGTAATTTTATCCTTTTCTTCTTGTGTCAATGGTTTACCACCATTTTCTTCTTGAGCTTTTTTAATTTCATCCTTCACACTTTGTTTAGCTTTTTCAGCAGTAGCAGTTGCTTTTTCTTCTGCACTTGCAATTCCTTGTTTTACTTTATCTTGTGCATCCGATACTACTTTTTGTGCTTTTTCTTGTGCAGTAGCAACAGCTTTTTCTGCTTTTTCTTGTGCAGTAGCAACAGCTGCTTTTGCTTTTTCTTGTGCACCCTCTACTTTAGCTTTTGCTTTTTCTGCTAATTGTTTTGCTTTTTCAGATGCTTTAGCTAATTTATCTTTGAATTTATTATTTTTAAGTTTTTTTGGTACTGGTAATTCTTTTTGTTTAAATTCAGGAACACCCGGCAATTGAGGTACATTTGGTAACTTAGGTAATGGTGGTATTGCAGGTGGTTTTGGTATTTTTGATTGTAAATCGCCTATCGCATTTGTTGCGGCTGATGTTGCATTTCCAACTGCGTTTGTTGCGGCTGATGTTGCGTTTCCAACTGCGTTTGTTGCCGTTGATGTTGCGTTTCCAACTGCGTTTGTTGCCGTTGCTTGTGCATTTTCAGCTACATTTGTTGCTTGTCCACTTAAATTTTCCATATTAAGATGTTTGGTTTAATTTACTTAAAATATCATTTAGCTTGGATTTTATTTTACTAAAAGTTGGTAAGTTTTCAGGTCCTATTTTAGATGGGCCTGATGGTGTTAAGTAATTTTGTGCAACTATTGCATCTAATAGTTCTGCTAATATTTCAACTAACTTCTTTCCTTTAACTAATGGTTCTAATTCAGTATCTCCTAAAAATATAGAACCCTTACCACTATGAATTGCAAAATCTCTATTGTTTGTTACAATATGAATATTATCTTTAACGCTTATATCAATACCACCTTTATTATCAATAGACATTGCACCATCTGAAATAAATCCATAATTCTTTTTAGAGTAAAACATCATCTCACCAGTCTTTGCTGATAAAATTATTCTACCTGAATTTAAAAGTAGTTGGTCACCAACCAATTTATCAGGATAATTTTCAAAAGATTCAGGCTTTGTTTCAAAATCACCCTTACCCTTATCATCAACTTTACCCGGAACAAACCCTAATTGAAATTTATCAGATGTCATAGCTATTATACTACCATCTCTATTTATATCTTCGTTAGTTACTTGATTATCTAATAATTTTTTAGAATCTGCATTCTCACCATTTCTTATTATAATTGCTGGCGAATATTTCTTTTCATCGTTATTATATCCAGAAAATCTAATTGATTGTCCAAATCTACTTTCAAATAAAGTATCACCTTCCCATAATTTTAATTTGTGAATACCTTTTTCATATGTAAAGTAATCACCATATCCATTATACTTTGAAGTTTCATCTGTATTACTTCTAGCAATTCCGGTAGCTTGTACTTTAGAATATTCTTTTGATTTATCTTCGGTTGCTTCTACTGGATTAAATAATTTAGATATATTATTTGGGTCAGCATCTACAAATGGTGATATTTCAGGTCCTATTCTTTTATAATATGTTGTACCACCAGCACCTTTTATAATTTCTACTGATTCATTTTTTACCGGTAGTGTTTTTAAATTTTTATCTAATGGATATGCAATAGGTAAGTTTGCCTCATCATTTGATGGTTGGCCTGTTAATCTATATTGAATTGCTCCAATAAAAATAGATTCTTTATTTTTTGTATCTTCTCTATTTTTTAAATATGGATGCGTGTCATCTAATATTACACTATAAACTACACCTTGCGATTTTGCACCATCAACTCCCGCCGATTGTACTGCCTGTACTGCTGATACGCTTGAATTTTGTAATCCCATCTTACTTCATTTTCTTTTTTAACTCCTCCATTTCAAATTCCAAATCATCCACTCTTTCAACTTCTTCCTTAGTATTTTCTAAATCTCTAAGTAATTGTTCTTTCTCAAATGGTGATAGGAATCCTTCTTGACCTTCAGTCTTTTTATCAGCTGCCACAATCTTAGTTGCAATAGCTGCTAACTTAACCAAATGGTCATCGTTTCTAATTGAACTATCTATTAGTGAATTAATTAATGGTCCTAAGTTTCCCATATCGCTCGGACTTCTAACCATATTTTTTAAATCATTGATTAAATCGCTGATTCTTGCTTTCTTATGTACTTGGTTGTTGTATATATCCTGAAATAACCCATTTAGGGATTTACCTGGAAATAATTCGAAATCATTTGACATATTAATATATTTACATTTTGTATGTATATAAATATGGTTCTATTAAAATGTTGAAATTAAACTGCGATTACCTCAATTGTAATCTTAGGTTGATATCCATCAGGCAGTTGTCTATTGATACCTTTGAATTCGTTTACTTTGTTCTTAAAGTATGTTATTTGTAATATCTTATCAGTTAGGTTCATTACAGTTTGAGATGATGTAGACATCTCTTTTGTATCTCTTTTCATATTAAGAGCCGGTCTAGTTGGGAAGTATTCCTTTCTCATAGCTTGTGCTATTGCTTTCCAATCGTCTACCTTATCAACTGATTTCTCTGCTGATATCTTTCTCATCTTTGAACTTAGATATTTCTCACCATGTGTATAACCAGCATCGGTGAACATATGTCCGTGATTTGTACGAACAACAGGTGATTCGGAGTTTTGAAGTTTAACATCCGGCTTATGCTTTGATGTAGTTTCAATACTAACCATATGTTTTGGAGATGATACAAATGTATGTCCTTTTAAAGACATCCCACTCTTGCCCTTATATGATAGTGTAGCTCGTACTGCATCCATTAGAGTAGGTTGCTTAATAATGTTTCTCATCTTATCACCATCAGGTCCTGGCTTTCCAGCTTTCTTTACAAGCTTAGCTTCAGCTTCATCATGTCCAACTAATAGTGCTGCGTTTACAACACCGATTCCATTTTCGTTTAAACCTTCACTCCAATCAGTTACTAAATCGTGCAAATATGCAACTTCTACACCATCGATAATAGTGTGTACGATTTCTAAGTTAGGATTATAAGCTCTATCTCTATTCTTAGCTAGGATAAATTTATCTTTAATTTCCTTAGATACGATTATGCACTCTAAAAGTTTCATTTTATTATTGGATGTATGCGTTCAATTCATATGAGTTTCTCATACCATAAACCTGAATCTGAAGTTTCTTTTTTTGAACCTTACCATCTTTAGATAATTCAATACTAAATTTATTAGTCTTGCCTTCCGATGGTTTTCTAGGGCCCATACCTATTTGTCTGAAAGAATCATCATCATTTATTTCGTATCCTTTTTTCTCTGCGTATGCTTTAGCTGCTTGGATAGCTGATGTATATGATTTGTGATATACTTCGTAATCCGATTTTGCTTCACTAACTACTTTCTTACTTGCAAAAGATACGGATGGTATGTTTCCAAATGTTTTATCTATTTT